CAGAAGTTATGATGAATTTTATAACTCAACAAAAGCAAAAGATGGCAAACAATCTTGTTGCATTCTCTGTATGAAAAAAAAACAAATAGAGAAAAGAATGAATAGACCAAAGATTGAAACACCTGATAATTTTAAGAACATGAAATCAGAATCATTAAATCTTTTGGGATTGAAAAAAGAGGATTATTGTGAAATGTATTCTGCCCTATCAAAATTGGGATATAATCCCGAGTTGGATATACATATCCAATTCTGCGAGAAGTGGGGTCTAAAGGTCTTAAAACGACCAAGAAAAGGAAAACCAAACAATTATACATATCAAGATTGCAAATAATAAAAAACCCGACATTAAATCGGGTTTTGTTTTTAATAAATTCTAATCGGTAAGACCTTCTCTCCAACCAATAGTTGTATTTGTGATTCTCCTTCGTTTTGGGAGGGTATCGGGACGATGGTGGGGTTCTTATATAATTCAATAAGAACATTGTTTGGTGGGTCTGTAAATCCGTTTTTCTCGGTATTGAAAAATAACTGCTCAATATCAATTCCTTTATACATCATTTGACCGAGGAATTCTGGTTCCCATATTACATACTCTGTATGAAATTGGAATTCTATGGTACATACTACTTTATACATTTGGAATATATTTTATCCAAGAACCTCGTTTCATTGTTGTCTGAACATAATTGATTGGAATCTTATATTCTTTCATGATATCCCAAGTGCTCCATATATTATTTTCATAATTGTAAGCTATGGTTCCTTTCATTTCATCAGTTAAACCATATTTGTTTTTGCCCCAATCATATTTCTTATTATCGATGTTATCTTTGAATGAAACACATCTCAAGTTTTCAATCCTGTCATTGAATGAGTTTCTATCTCTATGGTCAATGGTTTGCTTACACTCACAGTTATTAAATGATTGCCATATCATTTTAGCAACCCTTTTGGTGTATTTTTTTCCGTTATAGTATATTCTTGCCATTCTATACTTCGACCCGTCAAATCCAAGTTTAATGACTTGTTGTGTTTTAGCATTTCTTATATTTCCAAGATTGCTAACTTCATAGTTGGGGAAGTCGAATGCTTCAACCCATACTTCTTCGTTATTGCTCATTGAATGCTTCGTTTATAAATTTATCAATCGAATCTAATCTTTCTCCGATTTCTTTGCTGTAACCATTCATACAATAATCTACGAGTACATTTGTAATTGCGCAAATTTCTTTAAGTCGAAAAGGTCGATTTAATTGTTCAGAGTATTGCTGAACAAACTTTAACATGCTTTGTGATACTATCACTTTTTGATTGTCTTGTGCCATTTTTGATTTTTTTTATGTTTATTAAAATATTATTCCTAAAGATTCACCTGCTGGTATTTCAATCCATATGGTTTGACCTCCTGTATTGTTTGTGAAAATTGTTGTGATATAATCTTTTAACAATTTTGCGTGATGAGGTTCACCATTGAAAGTTGTTATTGTGTTGTCATTGCTATCTTTGATTTGAACCAAGATAAAGTTTTTCATTTTGTTTTTCATTTTATTAGTCGTTTATTTGTTCAATTTGAAGATAAGTTAATCCATTACAATATGGACCAACGGTGTTATCCCAATCATTCTGAATCATATCACAGATTGTTTGGTCTTTAGATTTAGTTTTTACAGATAAGATTTTATCAATATCCCATTCTTGTGTTGTGTCTCCACTGATTAGTAAGTTTTTCATATTTGTTTCTTTATTTAATAAATATAGTCAAGCTCCACAAAAGTATCAAGCATAACAAGAAAATATTTTTGAAAATAAAAAACCCCTAAAGAATATAGGGGTCTTAAAAAAAAATCTGTGATGACAAATAGGGAAGGGGGAAAAACCTAAAATGGGAGTATAAATTAAAATTCAAATTCCCCACTTCCCAATATAAATATAGAAATCTTGGTAATTTACTAAAATTTAGTTATCATTATAAATAAATATAATTTTATGTATTACATTTATCATATTCCAGGTATAAAAATTGGATGCACTGATAATATTAAAAGAAGAATGAGACAACAAAATAATCCTGAATATTTTATTTTAGAAACTCATATAGAAAAAGAAATAGCATCTCAAAGAGAAAAGGAATTACAAAAAAAATATGGATATAGAATTGATGGTGCTCCTTACACGCATATCACTTCATTTAGCAAAATGAACGGTGATAAAAATAAATTAAATGGTCGTATTCAAATTATTTCTAAATTAGGGGGTGATGCTACAAAAATTAAATATTCTAAGCCTATTTTATGTTTTGATAAATTTACAAATGAATTTTTATATGAATTTTCATCACAAAAAGAAGCAAGTAAAATCCTCAATTTGGATGAATCAAGTATTAGAAAAGTTTTGAAATACAAACGAAAATCAGTTGGAAATTATACTTTCATCTATAAATAACTAATCCTTAATAGGACCGCCGTCTACGTGTGCTAAACAAGAACGATGTGAATTACATTTGAAATCAAAAAATTCACAATATCCAAGAGAACCTGCTTCAACTACATCCCACTTATCATCACCACCTATGCCTTCTGCAATACAATCTAATATTTTTTTAGTAACGTTAAAAGCTGCACAATTACCACAAGTTTCTTTTTTAGCAGTTGCTTCATCAACATTCCATTTTTCAGCTATGCCTTTCCAATAATCACCAGGTGAATTTATATCTAATGGTCCGTAGTTAGCTTCTTCTATACATTTTTGTCTATGTTCTAAATTAAGAGCTATGTCTGATGTTTCAGGTGGACATTCAGCAAATTGAGCTGATTGATTTTCAGCTTTAATCTTTCCACATATCTTTTCAGCAACACTTTGAGAATATCCCTTTTTAATTTGGTCTGAAATACAATCATCCCAAGGATAATCAGCCATAGCTTGTGGTGCTACAGATGGATTTGTACCTCCTGCTGGTGATACAACAACTGATGCTGAACATTCTTTTCTTGCTTGTTCGTGGCTTATTCCTTCTTCTTTAACTCTTCTTTTTGTACAAGCTTCAAGATTTGATTCGTAATTTTCCATTGCAACTGGTTCAACAATCAAGTCAGCCATACAATATTGATATGCTTCCTTATAATCTTTACCAGATGCTCTTTGTTCACTCATACAACCCTCAAACATCATATCAGGAGTATCTTCTGATGAAAAGTCCTCAAGCTTGGACCAGTACTTATAATACTCGTTAAAACTCGATAAACAACCTGACATTCTTTCTTTCATGTTAGGGGTTTGTGCTTTCATCTTTGGATGAGCAGAACAACGACTCAAATAATCCCCTCTTTTTTCACTCTTACGAGGTTTAAGAATGAACACTTCTTTTTCTTCTTTCATTTTTTGTTCCTTTAGTTGAGAGTAGCAAATAGCAGCAGCTTGGTCTGATTCTTTACCATTTTTTATTTCAGTAGCAACACATCTACTAATAAAATCTTTTTCAGGTTCCCCTTTTTTTCTATTGATTGGCATATTATAAGAATGTTAAGAAATACTTTCTATGATTCAATTCAATCATCATATTAGCAATTAAGTTTAACATGTCAGCATCTTTAACTGAATCAAATTGAGATTGTAAATTTGTTAAATAAGCTATGAAATCATTCACAAATTGACTTGTTGAAATGCTTGATAAATCTTTGAAGGATAAACTAAAATCAGCTTCGAACTTCGGTCTACCATATTTTCCATACATTGTTTCAGCAAACTCATCCATCATAACATTTATATTATCAAATATGTTTCCGAAGGTTACATGAGTTGCATATGATTTTGGAATCTGCCAATGAATATATCTTGCTTGATATTGGAAGGTTAATAAATCGTTTGTTATTTGTTCTTTGTTCATATTAAATTGATTTTCCGTATTTTAATTCTTTGTTTTCTTTGTATAAATCGTCCATTTTTTGTTCCAATTGTTGTATCTTGATGTTCAAGCCTTCAATTTCCTTCTTCAAATCCTGTATTATTTCTTGATAAAGCGATATTGATAATTCCAAGTTTTTTAATACTTGATTGTCTGTGTCAGCTTGTTGTCTCTTTCTTGATACAAACCAAGCAGCTGCACCTGTTAAAGCATTTGATACCAATAATATAATTGATTCATTCATATTAACAACCTCCTCCCCAAGCACACCACATCGTAGGGTCTGAATAATAACCAATACCTGATTTAGCCATACCTTGAGCTATTGCTCCATTATCAAATCTACCAAGACCATATTCAACACCAGAGAAATAATTCTTTCCAAGATGTGGGAATAAACCTTGAGTTGTAGTTGTTGTGTAAACTTCAGGATAATTGTTTGAATTATAGATAACCTCATCAATCAATCTTCTCTCGAAAAATTGAGCTCTTGATTCAGCTTGTTCTTTCATCCATTGCATTTCTTTAATTGAAATTGTTTGTGGGGCGGCAGCAACAATACCATTATTTTTGATTCTCATCATAATCGATGGTAAAGCTTCACTATAAGCACACCATACCAACATAGGAGCCGCAAATGCATTTACGAAATTCTCATTGATAGGAGTTAAAGTACTACCAGAAACTTCTTGTAATAAAGTTCTATAGTATCTCGCTCCTATAATATATTCAAGACGCGTGGCCTGTACGACTTGAACGAAAGGTAATAAAACTGCGGTCGTAACATTCGCATCAATATCTGTGAAGTTTTTTAATTTGTTTTCTGATATCAATAATACATTCTGTGGAACTGCTGATGTTGACATATTATATTTTTTGTGCTTCTGGTGTTTCGTTTATTGCTGGTATAGTAACAGGATTTTTTGTTGTATCTTTAACTGTTTCTGCGATTGGTCTTGTATCTGGTAATTCAACCATCTTAAATTGTTCTACAACAATATCTGCTGGTTTTCCATCTCTCAAATTTAATAATCTTTCAAAACATCTTTTAACTTCTTGTTGGATAGGTTTTATAACCAAATTAAAGAAATGGTCTTGTGCTTCCAAATGGTCAGGAGTTCCCAACTTACCTGATGTTTGGATACCCAATAATTCAGGAGAACTAATTTGATGTGCTGTTAAGATTGCTTGTTGAACGGCTTGGTTCATTTCAATATACATCTTATCAGAACTATTTGGTTGAATTGTAGTTACTTCAGGAGCTTGGTCTTTGGAATCTGCAAAAGTTAAAAATAACTTACCAGGGTTATTACTCGAACCAAATTTTGAAGACATTGATTCATAAATTTGTTGTCTTTCTTCAGGTGCTGGTATTCCAGAGTTTAATGAAACGAATAACGATGGATTTAGTCCATTGATAATGTTTGAATGCCACCAGTTGTATATTTCTGTCTCGGTTGCGACGGCAGTAGCACTTGCCCACCAGGAAGGTTGGCTATAATAATCGTATGATGGTACGTGTGTTTTGTAATAAAATATTTGTGAAGGTAATTCTTCTGTTGGATTGAAAGCTGGTATTTTTCTTGGAATATATTTCTTCGGATATACCCAATCACCAGAATAATAATAGTTGTTGATATGGTCGTTCATATCCATTTTCTCGGCTCTAATCTTGGAAGCATCCATATAATAAATCTCAAATCCTTGTGAACGGTCATTTTTCCAAACAATATTCAAACTAAATGCACCATAGTTAAGAAAATCTAAAATACATCTGTCCCAAATTGAATATAAGTCCTCACCCAATTGATTTGCCATCAATAATCTACCATTATCACCATCTTTTAATGAAATTGATTCTCCTCTAACTCCATAATGTTTTGAAGTGATACAAGCTCTATGAGTTGGGGCTGAAGAATATAATCTTATAAGTTCTTGAGGAGCAAGGTTAGCAATACCATAGTTAATCCAAGGATTTCTATTGTTCATCTGTAATTGTTCTTCAATAATAGGAACTCTTGCTACCTGAAATTGATGAATGAAAATATCATTTTTTGATTGTGTTTCTTCCATATATTATTAAATATAATTTTTGTTATTCATAATCACCTATGAAAATATAATTTGAGTTATCTTCATTCGGTGAAACATAAGAAATATACGAATCATCAACAGTATTTGCACTTGAAACAATCACTTGTGCTTGTCCGTATTCTACAACATTATAAGCAAATGCTGGATTTAAGTTTGGTGGGCTTTGTGGTACTTGTTCATAAATCTTATAGGTCCATAATCCCTCATATCCAAAAGTTGTTCCCGTGGAAGAACTTTCAGTAAAAACAAATTCATCATACCTACTTGAATGTAATGATACATCAACAGGAATGAAATTAATTTGCTTCTTTGAGAAGATATGTGTAAATGAAAACAAATATTGAGGATTAGATAATTCACTATTCTGTGATACCGTAACCACCAAAGAATTTGTTTGAGCAGATTTAATTAATATCATAATAAAAAATAAGCAGGGGTTTTATCCCCTGCCTAATATTTTGTTGGTTTAGAACGATTGAACAGTAATTCCTGAAACTACTGAAGCTAATGAACCAAATAAAGCCGAAGCAGGATTCGGTTCGAACGCTTGGAAAGTAATGTTTACCCCCGATGCGTCTCCCAAACTTTTTCCTGAAACTGTAGAACCAGCCGATACTGTCATTCCATAAGTTTCACCTAAATAGATATACTCTCCATTATTAGTATAAACAACTACAGACAAAGCTGGAGATTGTGCTAATGTTTTAAGAATGTTTCTTTTAGCTTGAGTTGGTTTTGCAAAGTAAGTAACCACATCTTGTGTGTAGAATACAGTACCATTTGGTAATGATGGATTTACACTTTCAGTATATGAACTTGAAGTTCTTATCAGTTGAAATTCGTAATATTCACCAGTACCTGAAATTTGAGTGATGGTATCTCCTGTGTTTTTTGTGATTGATGCGATGTTTGAATAATCTGTGATATACACAGTTTCAATACCACCGACATTATCTCTACATTCCAAAGGAATACCAGCTGTTAAATTACAAGCCATAATATGTTAAATTATTATTTTAGTTTATGTTTTGAAAGGTGGGGGTTTCCCCCCGACCTTAATATTTTAGAATAATCCGTTAGTCACGAAGAATTGTGGGAACGCGATTTGAGTTCCTAATTTCCATGCTGCCATTATTCTTACTTCTTGGACAGATTGTTATCGTTGTTTTTTTAATTTCAACTTCCTCACTTTCATTTTTAACTTATATGTGAGGGTCAGACTATATCATCAGGTTTTTATACCTGTCGGATGCTCGTGGGTGATTCATTGGTGTTCTACCTGTATTCACCTAGTCGTTGAACCTTCCTGATATCCCTATCAGGCTCGGCTGCTGATTGTCTTGTTAAAGAGTTTCCAGCAATTCTTCCGATTTTACAAGACCTCCAAGTTGTAACTTGTTTGTTAAGTCTTGAGACCACCATGCTCTGAATGAATCTTCATCAGATACTAAATCTACACCAACCAAGAAATATTGTGCTGGAGCGATTACGATACCGTTTGAACCATTCAATCCTGGTACACCTACTACTTTGTAGTTAGTTTGTGGATGATATACATCATATACAGAACCTAACTTATTCTCACTTGAATCAATGTAGAAGTTATTAACATTTCTGATTGCTGTTAAATAACATTTGAATTGAGTTTGAGACATGAAGATAACGATATCATCTCTGTCATACACATTCGCACTTAAACTTGCGATTAAGTTATCGATTTGTGCTAATTGAGCGTTAGCTTTATCTTGTGCTGATGTACCTGTTACAGAACATAATGCTGTTTGACCTGTTAAAGCCACAACACCTGATGTTGTTTTCAATAACTCGATGAAACCAGAAAATGTTGAACCAGGATAACTACCAGTACCACCAGTAGAAGCTTGCCACATTCTATTTTCGTTATCTCTTTTGATTTGCTTTGTTTGTAAATCTACAATTGCTTGCTCAAATGGTGCATTTTCGTTATAAGAACCTGCGTTCAAATATTGACCTAACCATAGAGTGTTTAATTGTTGTAAA